TGAGGAGGTGTCCAAACCTGGAAGAATGAAAGCAAGTTCACCTTTCTTAGCAATGCTAGACAACGATGTAGCAGCTTTTATAAGTTTACGAGCAATGATGGATGGTATCTCTCATTCCCAAAAACTCATGAATCTTTCTCACCAGATAGGTCAAGCTTTATCTGATCAGGTCAGGTTTAATTTTTGGGAACAAACAGATAAAAAATATTTCCAAAGTCTTGTAGATAAGATTGGAAAGATTTCTGCTTCAAGACACTATCGAAGGTATGGATTAATTAGATCTGCTTCTTATCGAATGGGAGAAACTGTTCCTATTTGGAGTAAAATAGAAAGAACTCAGGTAGGTCAGCTTATGATAGACTTGATAATTCGTTCTACAGGTTTAATTAAGTTAGGTTCAACTAGGACTAGGGGAAAGAAATATAATTCCTATACATTAGTTCCTACTCAAGCCACTTTAGATCTGATTCAGGACATTATAAATAAAGGAGAGTTAATGTCTCCTGCATATTTACCTATGGTCACTACACCTAAGAAGTGGACAAATTCTACGAATGGAGGATACTTATCACATCGTTTATCATTTATTAAGGAGACTCACAAAAATATAAAGTCTGAGTTACCTTATCATAAAATGGATATGGAATTTGAATGTGTCAATTCTCTTCAGGAAACTAGATGGAAAGTTAATTCTAAAGTTCTAACTGTTATGAAGGAAGCATGGGATCAGGGAAAAATTATTGGGTCTATGCCAGATCGTAATGAAATAGCTCTTCCTCCTAGTAATGTTCCAAAAGATTTGAAGAAGAAGGACATGGATGAAGAAACTAAAATTAAATTTAAAAAATGGAAAGGAAAAGCTACATTAGTATATGAAGAAAACATTAGAAGGAAGAGTCAACTTCTCCAATTTATGAGGACTCTCAATCTTGGGGAAAAGTTTGTAAAATTTGATCATATTTATTTTCCGTATCAAGCAGACTTTAGAGGAAGAAAATATACAATAAGTAGTTTTTTAACTCCTCAAGGAACAGAGTATGCAAAAGCACTTCTCACTTTTGGTGATGGATTACCTATTGAAAATGAGGAACAAAAGGATTGGCTTGCAATTCATGGTGCTAATTGTGCAGGAGTAGATAAAGTTAATTTTGAAGAAAGAATCAAATGGATTTCAGATAACGAAGAACATATTATCAAATCTGCAGAACTTGGTCTGGATTATGATTGGTGGACTCAATTTGATGATGCTTGGTTGTTCTTTGCATTCTGCTTAGAATGGGCATCATTGAAAAGTAAAGGCTTAGGTTATATAAGTCATCTACCAATAGCTTTAGATGGCTCTAACAATGGCTTGCAGCATTATAGTGCTATGTTGAGGTGTCCTGTGGGAGGTAAAGCAACAAATCTCACTAAAACTGACACTCCACAAGACATATATCAGGAAGTAGCAGATGTAGTCCTGAAAAAATGTACTGATCTAGCAAAATTAGATGATCCAATGGCTAAGAAGTGGTTAAATTCTGGATTAATAAATCGTAAGATGACTAAAAGACCTGTGATGGTTGTTCCGTATGGTGGAACTAGGTTCTCTGCTATGTTTTATGTAGAAGAATACTTGAAAGATCAACTCAGGAAAGGGGAAACTTTTTCTATTCCAGAAGAAGAGCAACTGATTAAGTATATAAATTGGATAACTACCTTAGTCTGGGATGCTATAGGAGAAGTTGTAGTCTCTGCCAGAGAAGCTATGACATGGATTAGAAACGTGAGTTCTGAGCTTTCTAAGAAAGGGTATCCTGTTATCTGGTGGACTCCTACAGGACTCTATATCTACCAGCATTATAAGGCTTTTAAATGGAGACAGATCACAACTACCATTGATGGTAAATTGTTGAAGCCTATAATATATGAAGAAGATGGAAAGAAGATAGATGTTCATAGATCGGTTAATGGATCAGCACCTAACTTCGTACATAGCTTAGATGCCTCAGCATTGACTTTGACTGTGCATCTTTGTAACAAGGAGAATATAAACAGTTATGCCATGATCCATGACAGTTATGGAACCCATGCTAATAACACTCCTAAACTTGCAAAGCTTTTACGAGAAGCATTTGTGGATATCTATTCTAAGAATGATGTCCTTAATGATTTTCGGAAAGCAGCTTTAGAAGTTTTGGATGAAGTTCCAGAACCTCCAATGCAAGGAAACCTTAATATTCACGAGGTGTTAGACTCACCTTATTTTTTCTGTTAAAATTCTTTTTCCCTACTCTAGGTATAATGAAAGGAAATCATGGAACCAATAGAATATCAAGCAATAGAGATATTAAAATCAGGAGAACCTTTACCTGTAGATATCTATATACAACTCAATAATTCTGGAATAGATCCAGAGTTTCTTATAAACACTTTTACACAGGAGGAAATAGAAGAAGAATACGATGATGGATTAGATCCTATTCAACGAGAGATTCTAAATGAATTCTCTGAGTATCAATCATAATATATAATAAGGAGAACAATATGGCAACAGCCAAATTAGTAAGTCCAGCAGCAAAATGTAAATGGGTAAATGTGAAGAGTCCACATCCTGAATATGATGTGTTTCAAATTAACCTACTTCTTCCAGCTAAATCTAAGGAAGCAAAAAGTTGGATGAGTACTATTGATGATTGGATTGCAGAAGAAGTTAAGTCTTCAGGTGCAAAACCATCTGAGTACATTCCATACAAAGAAGATGGTGATGATATCCTCTTCAAGTTCAAGCAAAAGTCTTCCATAAAAGGAAGAAATGGTGAAGCTCATGATGTTAAGATCATGGTTGTAGATTCTCAGATGAAGCCTTGTAATGTAGACATCGGTTGGGGATCAACTGTTAAGGTATCGTACTCTCCAGTTCCATATACTGTCAATGGTAAGAGTGGTGTTACTATGTATTTCAATGCCGTTCAAGTCATTGATCTGGTAGAGTATGAAAACGAAACTTCTGCCTTTGGAAAAGAAGAAGGATTTGTAGCTGAAGAACCTGCAGATAATCCTTTTGTTTCTTCAACTGAAGAAGTAGCAACTGAAGAGAATAATGACGATTTTTAATCGTTATAGATCTGATTTAGAAGGACTAGTTGCAGATCAACTAGAAAAGCAGAAAGTTAAATTTGTATTTGAACCTAGTAGAATAGAATATGCGGTTCCAAAAAGATACATTCCAGACTTTCTGCTTCCTAATGGAATCCTAATTGAAGTCAAGGGATGGTTTAAATCTGAAGATCAAAGAAAACATAAGTTAATAAAAGATCAACATCCTGAACTTGATATTAGATTTGTATTCCAGAAATTAAAAAACAAAGTTCAAGGAGGAAGATTCACTTGTGAGGAATGGTGTATAAAATACAATTTCTTATATGCCGAATCAATAGTACCTAATTCATGGATACATGAGAAAAAATAAGAGGAAATATGGGAGAACAAGAATCAGTATGTATAACCCATGCACCTTGTCCTAGATGTGGTTCAGTAGATAACCTAGCACTCTATGATGATGGTCATGGTTGGTGTTTTACTCCAGGATGTGGCTATAGGCAACAAGGAGATACTAAGGAGAACCTTAAACAAGAGGAGAAATACAGTATGGATTTTATTAAAGGAGAATCAGAACCACTTAAAAAGCGTGGTCTAACTAAAGCTACTGTTAGTAAGTGGTCATACCAAATTGGAGAATTCAAAGGTAAAAAAGTTCAGATTGCTAACTACAAAAAGGATGGACATGTAGTAGCTCAGAAGCTCAGGTTTCCTAACAAAGAATTTCTGTTTATTGGAGATACTAAGGAAGCAGGGCTGTACGGAAAACATCTCTGGGAAAAGGGGAAGATGATCACCATCTGTGAAGGTGAACTGGATGCTCTCTCTGTTTCTCAGGCACAAGGAAACAAATGGCCTGTAGTCAGCATTCCTACTGGAGCTGCAGGAGCAAGGAAAGCAATCCAGAACGACTTAGAATATCTAGAAAATTTTGAGTCTGTTATATTGATGTTCGATCAGGATGAAGCAGGTCAAAAAGCTGTGGATGATTGCGTTCAGTTGTTTAGTCCAGGAAAAGTAAAGATAGCTACTCTACCTTTGAAAGATCCAAATGAAATGATCCAAGCAGGAAGAGGTGCAGAAATTATCAATCAGATCTGGAATGCTAAGAGCTACAGACCTGATGGTATCATTGATGCAAAGGATTTATGGGAACTGGTCAGTACCTCACAAGAAACAGACTCAATGCCTTATCCTTTCAATGGATTAAATAACATGACTCAGGGTATCCGTAAAGGTGAGATCGTTACTATCACCGCAGGTTCAGGAGTAGGTAAGAGTCAGGTCTGCAGAGAAATAGCTTATTCCTTAATGCTTCTGGATCAGAAAGTAGGATACCTTGCACTTGAGGAGAACACAAAGCGTACTGCACTTGGATTCATAGGATTATATCTTAATAAGCCTATTCATCTACAGAGTGTAGAGCATACTTCAGAAGAATTAAAGGATGGATTTGATAATGTACTAGGTACAGGAAATTTATTTCTTTATGATCATTGGGGAAGTATGGAGGTAAATCATCTGTTCAATAAGATACGATACCTTGTAAAAGGTGTAGGTTGTTCCCATATTATCTTGGATCATCTGACCATAGTTCTTTCAGGATTAGAAGGTGGTGATGAAAGGCGTATGTTAGATTTCGTGATGACTAAATTACGATCAATCGTAGAAGAAGTTCAATGTTCTTTGATTCTTGTATCTCACTTACGAAGACCTTCAGGAGATAAAGGACATGAAGAAGGAGTCAGGACTACTCTGAACCAGTTAAGAGGTTCTCATGGGATAGCTCAACTCTCTGACATAGTAATTGGATGTGAGAGAAACCAGCAAGATGAGGAGAATCCAGATCTTACAACCATTAGAGTACTAAAGAATAGATGGACAGGAGAAACTGGAGTTGCAGATACCCTTCATTATTCTAAAGAAACTGGAAGGATGGTTGTTACTGCTTCTGCAGATACAGTTAAATCCTATGGATTTGAAAAGGAGAATAAGGAGGATTTCTAATGGACAATATAATATTAGATATTGAAACTGATGGACTCTTGGATACAGTCAGTAAGGTTCATTGTATAGTAATGAAAACATATACAAAGTTATATGATACTCATGCTTTAGCCTCTGTAGAAGTAGCAACTACAGAAGAGCAAATTAAGAATGCTCTTCAAAAGATAAAGTTGAGTCATGTAATAGGTCACAATGTCTTAGGATTTGACTTAGAAGTTCTAAATAGATTGTATGGTCTAGTGATTCCTGTAGGACAAGTTACAGATACTCTTATTCTTTCTAGATTAATTCATGCAGATCTAAGGAATGAAGATGCTTCTGTTAAAAGATTGGAACCTAAGTTTTGGGGATCACATTCTTTAGCAGCATGGGGATGTAGATTAAATCACAACAAAGGAAACTTTGGGAAACATACTGACTTCAAAGAAGTTTCCCAAGAGATGATCGACTACTGCATTAATGATGTAGAATTAACGGATATTTTATGGAAAAATTTAAGGCTCCGTTTACCTAGTAAAAATAGTATACGATTGGAGCATAATATAGCCGAAATTTGTAACCAACAGGAGAAAAATGGATTTGCATTTAATGAAGAAAAAGCTGTTGAATTATATCAAAAGCTGGCACAAAGGAGAGAACAAATCGGAGAAGAACTCCGAAAAGTATTCGGTTCATGGCTCATCAATGAAGGACTACGGAGGAATGAACTGTATTCTAAGGTTAAGATTATTGAATTCAATCCTAACTCAAGACAACACATTGCAAAACGACTCAAAGAACTTAGAGGATGGGAACCAAGAGATTTCACTCCGTCAGGTGAAGCTAAAATTGATGAGAGTATTCTCAAAAAGTTAAAGTATCCTGAAGCTAAGTTAATGTCTGAATATCTAATGTTAAATAAACGCATTGGTCAACTTGCAGAAGGTGATCAAGCTTGGCTAAAACTAGTGAAACATGGGAGGTTACATGGTAGAGTCAACACGATGGGAGCATCGACTTCTAGGGCATCTCACTCAAATCCGAACCTCGCTCAGGTTCCAAATACAAATGCACCCTATGGGAAAGACTGCAGGTCTTTATTTATTCCGTATAGAGGACAGAAACTATTGGGGATTGATGTCTCTGGGCTTGAGTTGCGGTGTTTATCTCATTATCTGGCGAACTATGATGGTGGTATATATGGTAAAAAATTGTTGGAGGAAGATATACATACTGTCAATCAGGAAGCCGCTGGCTTGGCTACAAGGGATCAAGCGAAGACCTTCATTTATGGTTTTCTGTATGGTGCAGGAGATCAAAAAATTGGGGAAATTGTGGGCAAAGGACAAAGAGAAGGAAAGTTATTAAAGAAGAAGTTTCTTGCTCAACTTCCAGCACTAAAACAACTCAGGACTAAGGTACAAAAGAAAGCTGAGATACAAGGATCTCTCAAAGGATTAGATGGAAGACGAGTTCCTGTTAGATCTAAACATGCAGCTTTGAATACACTCCTACAATCTGCAGGAGCTATTATTTGTAAGCAATGGGTAGTGGAAATGCATTTACTACTTAATCAGAAAGGGTTCAAACGTGGTGAAGATTATTCTCAGGTAGCGTTTGTTCATGATGAAGTTCAACTAACAGTAAAGGAGGATCATGCCAAAGAAATCGGTAGACTATGTGTCGAGGCAATTACCACTACAGGGATTGGATTTGGACTACGAATACCACTCTCAGGAGAGTATTCAATCGGAGAAACTTGGGCAGAAACACATTGATATGTCCGTTCAAGGAAAAATAAATCAATCTATAGGATTAGCAGGAGAAGATCTTGTACGTTATTTCTTACATAGATGGAAATATGATATCTTTGAACCAACTAATTCATGTAGTAAATGTGACTTTGTAATTAATCAAGGTAATAGATGGATTACAATTCAAGTTAAGACAACAGAAAAAGGTGAACGTATCATTTTAAAACGAGAGAATGGAGATAAATATAGAGGTAAATCAGTTCAATTCCCTTATACCAAAGATGATTTTGATTTCTTATTTATAATAAAATTCCCTAAAATTTATGTAATTCCTTTTGAAGATATTGGAGCAAATAGTTTAACTCTAAAATATTATGAGGATTATAGTTATGATATAAATGATCCTGAAACTTACAACAATCCACCTAAACTATAAGAGGATATATGAAAAAAGAAAGAGTAGCAGTAATAGATGCAGACATTATACTTTATAAAGCGTGTCGAGTTGCAGAAGAAGAAGTGAATTGGGGAAACGATCAATGGATACTTTGGTCTGATCTTGAGAAAGTAAAAATTATATTAGACGATCAAATTAGTTTGATAGTTGAAGAGATGAAAGCAGACAGAAGTATCCTTTGTTTCTCTGATAAAAAGAACTATCGGAAAGAAATTAATCCTGAGTATAAAGCTAACCGAAGAGGAGGAAGAAAACCTTTATGTTTTATAGGAGCATTGCAATATTGTAAAGAAACCTATTCTTTCCGTCAGTTTACTTCTTTAGAAGCTGATGATGTAATGGGAATCATAGCTACTACTGAAAGTAATAATGATTATGTTATAGTAAGTGAAGATAAAGATCTTCTAACAGTTCCAGGATTACATTGGAATTTAAAAACTAAAGAGTTATATACTTTATCTGAAAAAGAAGCTGACTTTAATTTCTTTAGTCAAACTTTAACAGGGGATACAGTTGATAATTATAAAGGATGTCCTAGTGTAGGTAAAGTAACAGCAGAAAAGTTGTTAAGATCTGCTACTACAAAGGGTGAAGATCTCTGGGAAACTGTAGTAAATAGGTACGAGAAAGCAGGACTAGCGGAAGAAGATGCTATCTTGAATGCTCGTATGGCTAGAATACTCAGGAAGTGTGAGTACAATAGACAAACTGAAGAAGTTAAACTATGGAGTCCTCATGACTAACTATGATATGGATGAGATAGAAAGGAATAAATCTCAGAAACAGAAAAAACAATGGAGGAACTACGTTACTGATAGTTTAAAGCATCCCTTAGACAATAGATATAGTTCTCAAGAAGGATTCGGAAGAGATGATCAGAATAATATACAAGAGATTCTCAGGAAGAACTCAAAAATTCCTAGTAAACCATGTCAACAATGGGATGCACAAACTCAGAGTTATGTATCTATTGGTGATCAAGTAGATGATCATCTAAAGAAATTAGAGAAGCATGAACAAGAGATAATAGAGGAGTTAGATAAAGATGTTAAGGAGATGACTGATGATCCAGTTGGTTATGAGTTATATAATGCTCCTGAAAATATATTACCTCCAGGAGATAAAGATCGTCCAAGATTGGAAAAGGAAGAAGTAACTAATCCAAAACACTATGATAAAGTAGGATTTGGAATTCAACCTTTGGAATATATTATTGCAAATGAATTAGATTTCTTGGAAGGTAATGTAATTAAATATGTCTCACGTTATCCTCATAAAGGAGGTATAAACGATTTACTAAAAGCTAGAACTTACATTGAAAAACTTATAGAAAGAGAGAGGATAA